CTGAAAACTACGATTATTTTAAATTTTCTGGGCAATTTAATGCATCTAAAGATTCTTTTGACCGGCGCAACGACCGACATTTTTTTCAGCGCCTAAGTAAAATTTACACCGAAAAAAATTTTGAACATCTTTTAATTGCAAATTTATTAGATGATCCGGACACCTGGATTGGCGCAATTATGTCTGATGTTGGCAGAAACAAACTGCATGAATGGAAAAAAATTAATCAGGCTCTTGAGTATACATTTTCTCAAGACATAATTTTTTTAAAAACTTTGATTGAAGAAAACAAAATTAAAAACTTTGATGATTTGTTTTCTACAAATTTAAAAGATCAAAATTGGCCGCCGATTGTAACATTAGTAATGCAAAAACAAATATCCATAGAAACGTTTGTTATTATGAATAAAATTTTGGGATTTATCCCAAGATTTGATCGAACAACCCATGACCAAATTGTTTGGCCTCAATTTAAAAACAAATGTGTTAAATATGCCCCATTTTTAGATGTAAGTATTAAGAAATATCGAAAACTTATGAGAGATACATTTTTAATCAATTCTGATAAAAAAAATGTTGATAACCTTAATCAAATTTGATACCATATTTACCGACACTAGAAATAGTGATTTTTATTTGGAGAATATTATATGTCATTTAACGATCTAAAGAAGAATCAAGGAGCTTCCGGACTCAAGGCATTGCAAAATGAATTGGAAAAGCTTAATAAGAAGCCAGAGTCATCAAATGATGATGATAAGTATTGGCGCCTAAAGACTGATAAGTCTGGAGTTGGTGCTGCTGTTATTAGGTTTTTGCCATCGTCCGATGGAGATCAATTGCCCTGGGTTACCGTATACGAACACGCCTTTCAAGGTCCTGGTGGGTGGTATATTGAAAAGTCGCGCACAACCCTTGGTAAGGGAGAAAAAGATCCTGTTTATGAATATAATAATCAGCTGTGGAACAGTGGAGTTGATGCAAATCGAGATCTTGCAAGAAAGCAAAAGAGAACAGCAAAATATGTTTCAAACATTTTTGTAGTAAAGGACCCAGCAAACCCAGAAAACGAGGGTAAAGTATTTTTGTTTAAGTATGGAAAGAAAATTTTTCAAAAGATTCAAGAGCAAATGATTCCAGAAAATGACCCAGTAGAACAAAAAGATCCTTTGAATCCATTTTGCCCATGAAGAGTAGCAAGGTTAATGGGTATCCTAATTATGATCAATCAGATTTTGCCACACCAGATGCATTGTTTGGTGGGGATGATGATCGAATTCAAGCTCTTTGGGAAAGTCAAACAAAGCTTTCGGATCTTGTTGCCCCTAGTCAGTTTAAGACATATGAAGATTTGAAACGCCGTCTTGATCGAGTTTTGGGGTTGAGTGCATCAGCTAGAGTCGAATCTACACCATCTCAAACAACCCGAACTTCTTTTGTAGAAAGGGTTACAGATGTTGTTGAGGACACCCAAGACACCTCATCAGATGATATGTCAGATGATTTAAATTATCTTCAACAGCTTGCAAATGAAGATTAATTATTTTCCAATAGCGGCAGAATAAGACATTCTTCTTGCCGAAGTTCCATTTGAACCTTGAGGCTGTGGTGGTGCTGAACCACCACCGCCTTTTACATTATTTACATTACTAGAATTGTTGTTAATAATAACTGGCTGTGTTGGTGGTGGGGCAGATTTTGACGCAACAATATCTTTGTTTGCTTGATTTGAAGCAGGCATGGTTTGATATTGTCCTGCTTGAATTTGTTGTGCAAATTTTGAAGCAAGATTTTTTCTAGCTTCTCCTTCTTTTCCAGAAGGATCTGCAAAACCAACTGATTTGTTTACTTGATTAATGTCGGAAAGATTTTTTCCTTTATTTTGTTTATCTTTAAAATACGCAACAGCAAGTTTACTTGCAACTTCTGGATCGTTTGCTAAATCTGGATTTTTTAAAAGATCTACACCAATCATTTTTCCATATTGTGCATAATTATCTTTTCCAGTTAATTGAATAAGACCTCTTCCCCTATATTTGTATCCTTCATTTGCGCCATTTCCCATTCTTCCACCATAAACAACATTTGCAACAGCTTCTGGTCCTTGTGCAACAACGGCTTTTGCTTGATCAATGTTTTTAAAATATTTCGGAAAAGTTTGCATTAATCTTTCCGGAGAATAATTCATATTTTCGGATTTTGGTGCAAATCTTGATTCTCTTTCAATTTGTGCCATAATATTTGCTTGAGCCGTTGGGTCTGAAATTCCTGCGGCTCCAAGTTCTTTTAAAACACTTTGTTTCATTGCATCTGCGCCTGGTGCTTGAGAAATTTGTGGAGTTGGTCCTGTTGGAGTTGTTTGTTGCGATTGAGTTGGCGCCTGTGTTAATCCCTGTTGTTTTGGAGCAGAAGCCATAGAAGCATTTGCCGAATCTGCCCCAAAGAAAGACGACACTGCATTTGTTGCAGAGCTTACAGCACCTTTAGTTGCATCCCAAGCACTAGACGCTGTGCTGCTAACAGCATCAACCGCTTTTCCACCAAGATCTTTTGCGGATCCAACAACATCTTTTGCCCAATCCGGCGTAATGCTATCCAACCAATCCCAGAATTTTTTTGTAATGTTTGAAAACCAATCAACAACTTGTGTTATAGTTTCTTTTAATGGGTCGAGAATAAAAGAAAGTTTTTCAGCAACCCAATTGAATCCTTCTTTGACCATATCTATTGCAGGTGTTATTGCATCAGATAAAAACCCCCACATATCAGATACAGAAGTGCTCACCCAATCATATAATTGCGTTCCCCAATCAATAACAGCATCAAACGCAACTTTTAAAACAGAACCAAGGTTGTCAAAAAATTTAGCAAGTTTTTCTCCACCAAAAAACCCTAAGATTCCTCCCACCGCAGCACCAATCAATCCACCAATTACAGTTCCTACTACAGGAAACACCGAACCAAGACCAGCACCAATAAGAGCCCATTTACCCATGTTTCCTAAAACATTTGTTAGCTTATCATCAGCAGCTCCACCAAAGAATGCTCCTAAAAACCCGGATAATTTTGAAACACCCCATTCTCCCGATTTAAATACTCCAGTAATACCATCAACAACGGCCCATAAAAGTCCACCAACTAAAGATGCTATTCCTAGTGATGCCGTCCCACCTAGACCTTTAAATAAACCGGATGGAGAAAGGCTCATATTTGAAAATAAACCGCCAGATTTTTCTTTATCCGCCTTGGTTGCGCTTTTTGCTTGTTGAAACCCCGCAGTTCCAGTCTCTGATTGTGCTTCTAAATTGTCCATCTCGGCATTTTTTTGACGAGCATCCGATAGTTTTGCAAGCATAAGAAGTTCAGCTGTATCTTGCGCAATCTCAAGAACATTGTTGTCTAGGTTAGCAACAGACAGCTGAATTTGTTGCAATGCTTCTAACTCTGGATTTTGTTGTGGTTGATCTGGTTGATTGTTTGGCTCTAAATCTGGAGAACCACCCTTTTTTTTGCGACCTTTTCCTTTGGAGTTTTTTGGTTCTGTTTTGTTTAATGAATCTAAATCCAAAGGCCCACCACTTTTTTCAGTGGCTTGATCAATATCGGCCCCAGCTTTATTCATATCATCAAGAAATTTTTGATTTGGGTTTACAGAAGAAACTTTTTTTCTATATTCTTTAATTTTTTTAGACAACAATCCGCCGCTAGCAACAGCCATTTTCATTAAAGGATCGTTTTTTGACATTAAAATTAAAGTGTTTCCAAGATTAATAGAACTCTTACTAATAGAGTTTGCTGCTTTGGACATTACAGCTTTTTTTTGGGATATAAAATTAAGAATTAAAGTACGAATTTTTTTAATTAAAGGTAAAACAATTTCTTCTTCATCCGAACCAATTTTTTCGGCTTTAACGTATTGTTCTATAGAATTTAAAGAATCAAGACGTTTGTTTAATCCTTTAATATTTTCGGCTTGTATACCAACAGTAAGTTCTTTAAGAGCGCCCAAAGCAACACGAGCAGCATCGCTAGTTGCATTAGCGGCAGAAAAATCGTTTTGAAATTGTTGTTCTGGGTTTGTACCAGAATTGGCCCCATCTCCAAAAGGAGATCCCCCAGCTTTTCTTTGCTTTTCTACTTTTTCTTTGATGTCAACCATTATAAGCCACTTTTAGGGATATTTTTGGATTTTTCATCCAAATATTCCTTATATTTAGGCTTACTGGCCCATTTCATTTCTTTTGGATTCTTGCTCTTTTAGAAAGGTGGCAAGTAGGTTAATGTAAATATCCAATTCATAAGGAACCATATTTTCTAGCTCTGTAAAACTATATTTGTGGTGTTGAACCATACTAAACATGGTTTGATAATGAATTGCTAGGTTCGT